TTTTAACTCGGGTGCTATCGTGTTTCCCCCGGGACGCTCTCATGGATGAGCCCGATTCCACCAACTGTTTCTTGTTAGGCAGGTGCTTGGTCCGGCCATATGGGGCTACGTGCAGGCCCCATAGAGCTGTTCAGGCGTGCTCCACGCCCTACGGTTGGAAAGTCCAACCGGCATATCCTCATCGTCCCATTCTCGCTTAAGACCAGCGATATGGCGGTAACTCTGCGCGGGGATCTCAAGATCCACATCCAACCGGTCACTAGCAAAGGAGTAACGAGCCGCATGCTCATACCACAAAGCGGGTAGAATATGCGGAAAACTCCAGTGATCTAACGGTTGGATCGTTTTCAACGAGCGCAGGTAAGACTCTATAGAGAGCTGTACCTCGACGGATATACCATACAGTTTTTCTACAAGGATCCGGGTGTTCATCCCTGGGTCCTTGCGGGGTATGTTACCCCCCTGCATGGCGGCTTCAATTTTCTGTCTCGTATACAGATCATAGAAGCCCTTTCTGGCTATCATCTTCCTCATTCGTAAAGACTGATGAGGAGTGACTCTCGCCCCATAGCGACCTAGTTCCGCTATGATGGGGCAGCCCGGATATTGAAATAGTAGGGACAGCGCCTTACAACGGAGCAATGCAGTGAGCTTGCTCATACGCGCGCGTGCGTACGTACGTTGTGCCCACCCAAAGTTAACTAAAACCTTGCGCGGGTCAGTGACATTAATCCGATCTTCAGGATCGAATACTATGCCACAGAAGGATGCGGTGGAGATGGTGTCATGCACCTCCATCTTAATGAAAAGGCCCAATCGGGCAAAATCCGCTGTGGTTGGGGGCGTCCCAACCATGGTAAAGAGACCATCGTCTCCTTCAACCACTCCCAACACCTCACGACAGCCTGCTTCCTTGCAGACAAATTGCATTAGCATTAGGTTTGAAAACCCATTGCCTAGCGAGGTGCACATTTCGCCGGACATCCTGGTGGCATCTACCATCACCTTGAAGTCCTTAAAGACACACAAATTTCGCCCACCCAGCAC